TCCTCGTGGCCGGAATTAGCGGCGTTGACTGCGTTTTTTCAGGTTGCGCTGTGACGGCTCAGGTTACCCCGGATATGACGGTTGCCGTCGCATCAGGCTCGATCCGCTCCAACAGCGTTACCCGAACAGTGACTGGTGCCAACGCCACAATCTCCGCATCGAACGCCAGCAACCCCCGCCTTGACCTCGTGGTCATCACCTCGGCGGGGGCGATAGCGGTAAGAGCCGGAACGGCGGCGACGGCGCCTATTCCTGCCGCCCGTGTCGCAAATGACGTGGTTCTCGCAGTGGTCTATGTCCCCGCCTCAGATACCGCAATTCAGGCAAACCAAATTGTTGATCTGCGGGTAACCGAGGGCAGTACCAATGTGGCTGTCACTGGGGGGTCTATCAACGGAACCCCTATCGGCGGCACAACTCCCGCTGCTGTTGCGGCTACCACGTTGAGTGCGACAGCAACAATCGCAACTGGAGTCTACACCGTGGCGACTCTCCCCGCCGGTGTGCAGGGGCAACGGGCTTACGTCACTGACGCAACTGCCCCCACTTTCCTTGGCGCTTTGACTGGCGGCGGGACGGTTAAGTGCCCCGTGTTCCGTAATGCTACAACTTGGGTTTCTGCGTAAGGGGTCGATGTGCCTTCTCTTATCATAGGGGATTCCGGGAGTTTTGTTGGCGAGGCTTGGGTCGGCGGCGCGGTAACTAATCAAGCCGTTTCAAATCTGCAATCGCTTGCCCCCGGCACAATCGTCGATATGTTCTCAATTGACGCCACCGCCTACGGGTTGGGGCTGCTTAACTACTCGCCCGAGACAAATGCCTTGGGGAATGATGTCGTGTGGCAGGGAGTGACATACGTGCGGTTCCCCGTTATCGTGGATGGGTATCAGAAAAGCAGCCAAGGATCCTTGCCACGCCCCACCATGACTCTCGGCAACGTGGGCGGGATACTCAGTCCTTTACTCAAGGCGTACAACAGCCTATTAGGCTGCAAGGTTACGCGGCGGCGGACGCTATCGAAGTATTTGGATCCAGTGAACTTCTCTGGCGGGGTAAACCCAACGGCAGACCCAAATTCCCATTTTCCAGATGAGGCGTACTTCATTGACCGAAAGTCGGGGGAAAGCGCTCTAGCCATCCAGTTTGAGTTAGCCGTCGCGTGGGATGTAACTGGTGTAAAATTGCCTTTACGTCAAGTGATTCGGGACTCTTGCCAATACACGTACCGAAGTGCCGAATGCAGTTATATTGGGGGTGCGGTGGCGAAGGTCGATGACAGTGCGACGGCAAACATAGGTGAAGACCGTTGTAGCAAAACCCGTGTGGGTTGTACGTTACGATTCGGCGTAAATAACCCTTTACCCGCCTCTTTCTTCCCTTCCGTTGGCTTAATCCGATGACCCCTGAAGCCTTAGCCCACGCCCAGTCCGACATAGACCGCGAAGTCTGCGGCCTCTTTGTTATCCGTAAGGGGCGCGAAGAGTACATCCCATGCCAAAACACCGCAGAGCACCCGGCAGATGACTTTATAATCGACCCGGACGATTGGGTTAAAGCCGACGCACTCGGTGAGATTGTAGGCATTTTCCATTCGCACCCGAGGTCACGCCCGCTGCCCACCCAGGCAGACCTTGTGTCGTGCGAACGCTCTGGCCTGCCTTGGACAATTGCGAACCCCAGAACTGGGGAAGTCCACACATTCCAACCTACGGGCTACGAAGCTCCGTTGTATGGCCGCGAATACTGCCACGGCGTACTGGATTGCTATTCGTTCGTCCGCGACTTTTACCGTCAGGAGTATGGGATCGAGCTGCGGGATTATGAGCGCGAGGATGAGTGGTGGCTCAAGGGGTTTGACCTGTACAGGGACTACATGAGGGATGAGGGGTTCCGCCCGATCGACATCTCAGATATGCGAGTTGGCGATGGTATTATTATGAACATAGCCTCAGACGTGGGCAATCATGGGGCAATTTACATAGGGGAGGGTCAGATGGCTCACCACCTATACCAACGCCTAAGCAGCCGCGACATCTACGGCGGGTACTATCGAAAGCACACGTTACTCGTAGTGCGCCACAAGGATTTGAACAATTGAAAACGATCAGGCTTCATGGGTGGCTCGGGAAACGGTTTGGCAAGCAATTCCGCCTCGATGTGGCTTCGCCTGCCGAGGCTGTGCGCGCGCTTTGTTCCCAGCTAGCTGGGTTTCAAAAAGCTCTCACTGACGACGTGCATGGGTTTCGGGTTCGAGTACAAAAGACAGCCTTGGTGGAGAAGGAGCTGCAATATCCGTTTGGGGCTTCTGAAACTCTGCACTTAGTTCCCGCCGTATCGGGATCTGGGGGCAAGGGGGGTATTGGGCAAATCTTTCTCGGCATCGCGTTGATCGCAGCCTCTTTCCTTTTCCCACCAGCCTTTACTTTATTCGGCGTTGCAGTTGCCCCTGCTTTGGCCAGCTTTGGCTTCTCCATGATCCTCGGGGGCGTTGCCCAGTTTCTGTTCGCCCCACCGTCTTCCAAGGTTACGGAGCGCCCCGAGAACAAGCCAAGCTACGCGTTCAATGGCCCAGTCAACACTGTGCAACAAGGCAACTGCGTCCCCGTGCTTTACGGCGAGCTCATCATCGGGTCGCAAGTCGTGTCCGCCGGACTATTCACGGAAGACCTCGCCGTATGAGCAAGATATACGGTTCCGGTGGCGGGAAATCAGCCGGTAGCGCTCCACAAGAATCCCCAGACAGCCTTCGCTCGCGCCAAAAGGCTCGCATCGTGGAGGTGCTCTCTGAGGGCGAAATTGTCGGGCTGGTAACTGGCCTTAAATCGGTCTACTTGAACGACGTCGCCGTCCAGAACGCCGACAACTCGTATAACTTCAACGACGTGACGATGGTATCTACCGTCGGCACACAAGTCCAAGACTACATACCTGGCTTCTCTGGGTCGGAGGCGGAGACGGCGGTAGGGGTGAAGATTGTTCAAGCGACGCCGTACATCATTTCCGTACCCGCTCGTTCATCTTCAGGTGCAGATGCTATTCGTTTGACTATCGGAGTCCCCGGCTTAACTTTTCTTGATGATAAGGGGAACATCAATGGCACGAATGTAGACCTCCTCATCCACGTTGAGCATAACGGCGGTGGCTACGTGCAGAAGGCGGCAAACACCATTTCCGGCAAGACGACCAGCCGCTACCAGCGCAACTACCGCCTCTCGTTACCGCAAACCGAGACTGGCCCATGGAACGTGCGTATCACCCGCGTAACGGCAGACTCGGCAAGCGCCAAACTCGTCAATGACCTTTACATCGACTCGTACACTCTGATCTCCGAGTTGAAGATGCGCTATACCAATAGCGCGGTGGTCGGATTGGAGATCAATGCCGAGCGCTTCAGTTCTATCCCGACGCGCGGATACCACGCGCAGGGCTTGAAAATTAAAGTGCCGACCAACTATAACCCGACGACGCGGGTTTACACGGGGTTTTGGGATGGCACTTTTCAAACTCTGTACTCCAACAACCCCGCGTGGGTGATGTACGACTTGCTGACCCAAAGCCGGTATGGGCTGGGTCGGTACGTGGACGTGGGACTGGTGAACAAATGGAACCTTTATACCATCGCGCAGTATTGCGACGCCCTCGTTCCCGATGGCTACGGTGGGACAGAGCCCCGGTACACCTGCAATTTATACCTACAGTCGCGGGAGGAAGCGTTCAAGTGGATTCTCAACGTGGCTTCGGTATTTCATGCAGCGGCCTATGGTAGCGGGGGAGGCATCGACTTCGTACAGGATGCCCCGCGTGATCCTATCGCCCTCTATACGCCAGCCAATGTAATCGAAGGGATTTTTGAATACTCCGGTGCTAGCATCAAGGCTCGGCACAATGTCGCCTTGGTGTCGTGGAATGACCCAGCGGACATGTACCGGCAAAAGATCGAGTACGTAGAAGACCCGGATGACATCGCCCTCTATGGCCTGGTACAGACCGAGGTCGTGGCGCTCGGCTGTTCGTCACGAGGGCAGGCGCGACGTTTCGGACGCGCCATCTTGTATGCCGAGAAATATGAGAGTGAAGGAATCGCATTTACGGCGGGGCTAGACACGCACAAGGTCTTCCCTGGTGCCGTCTTCAATGTGGCCGACCCAACGCGCGCGCAGGTACAAAACGGTGGGCGGCTGCTCTCGGCTACGACGACCTCCATCACAATTGACCGCCCCATTACAATAGGGGTAGGGGTAAGCCACACGGTGCGAGTGGTGCTGCCCGACGGTACGGTGGAGGCGCGCACCGTGTCCAACTCGGGGGCTGGCCTGACCGTTCTTAACGTCAGCGCAGCGTTCTCGCAAGTCCCCTTGTCGATGGCGATGTGGGTAATCGAGTCAACCGACAAGCCGACCGAGAGTTGGGTATGTTTGTCAGTTACAGAGGACACGGCGTCCAGCAATATCGCGGTAGTTGGGATGGCCTACCACCCGGAGAAGTTCGCGCTTATCGACGCTGACCTGCCGTTGCCCGCGACCCCAACATACAACCCGTACTTGGCTTCGCCGCCTCCGACTTCGCTGGCAGCCTCAGTTTACCTAAGCAACCAGAACGGGCTGGATTTACTCGTGTCGTGGGTGCCAGCAGAGGGCACTCGGTTTGCGAGGATCGCATACGCGCTGGCCAACGAGAACTTCACTGTGATCGACGCGCTGTACTCGAACTCCTTTACGATTCCAAACGTCTCGATAGGCGCGTACACAATCCTGGTGAGCACACTCAATAGTGCCGGGGTTCCGTCTCCCGAAGCGTCCTTGACGTATAGCGTGGTGTCGGCTGCGGTACTTCCGGACGTGACGGGACTGGCTCTCCAGCAACCTTTTGTCGATCAGTTCGCGGCGTTCGTCTGGAACGGGCTACCTACCGCTGACAGTTATAGAGTGCAGATACTCGTCTCGGGCGTAGTCAAGCGCGACGTTACTATCTCATCCGTGTGGTTCCGTTACGATTATGCCGAGTCGCTGGCGGACGGCGGAGGCACGCCTCTGCGGGCATTCGATATTCGGATCAAAGCCAAATTCGGGACATTGGAGTCAGGCAATTGGCTACAAATTTCGGTGGCCAACGCCGCCCCCGCCGCACCTTCTATCTCGGTTACTGCCCTTCCGTTGGCTATTCAGGTGATCGCCACTCTGCCAGCAACGGTCACGGACTATGCGGGCATGATCGTGTGGGCGAGTACGACGCCTGGGTTCGCCTTGATTGACGCAAACAAGATATTCGATGGGGTTACCAACACTGCCACAATCAACGGGCTTACCGCAGGAATCCCTCTTTACGTTCGGAGCGCCTTCTATGATGTGTTCGGTAAGACCGGCCTGAACGCAACCTCGGAATTTACCGTAACCCCCTTCGCCAACTCAGCCAACCTGCCGATCGTCAACACTCTGCCGTCAAGCGGCCTGGCCGAGGGTCAGGTGATATACCTGACCACCGACGACAAGCTCTACCGATACAATGGCACGGCGTGGGTAACGTGGGTCGATGGGTCTGACATACTCGCTGCCTCAGTTACGGCGGGCAAAATCACAACGACGAGTCTGTCGGCAATTAGCGTCAACATGGGCACTTTGACGGCGGGTAATATCACGCTGGATACCTCTGGGTTCATTCGTGGCGGATCGACCGCCTATGACACAGATACAGGATTCTGGCTAGGCTACAGCAGCGCAGCGTACAAATTCAGCCTAGGTGACCCTGCCGGTAACAAACTGACTTGGGACGGAACCAATCTAAACATCGTTGGAGGCGGCACATTTAGCGGCGCATTGTCGGCAGCCACAGGGACGTTCGCTGGGTCACTATCGGCAGCCACAGGGACGTTCGGTGGGTCACTATCGGCAGCTACAGGGACGTTTGCTGGGTCACTATCGGCAGCTACGGGGACGTTCGGTGATCTCACAGTAGCATCCGGCGGCAACGTCAAGATGGGTCAGACCGCGTACAATACTGGGACAGGATTCTGGCTTGGCGACGCTTCGGGGACGGCAAAATTTAGTCTGGGCAATAGCACAAACTTCATGCGATGGACAGGAACCGCACTTGAGGTGAGTAGCAGCACAAACACACAAACGTTCAATGCGAGCGGCACTTGGACAAAACCAAATTTCGGGACGATGGCTTTTGTCGAAGTTTGGGGTGGCGGTGGTGGTGGCGGTGGCGGCTACAATGGCGGCGGAGCTCCCAGTTACGGTGGCGGTGGCGGTGGCGGTGGCGGTTACTCAACTCAACTGTTTCTTCTTTCAGGGTTAGGCGCTACTGTGGCGGTAACAGTTGGCGCGGCTGCGGCAGGCGGCGTAAGCGGCGCAAGCGCCACATTCGGAACTGACGGACATCAATCGAGCTTCGCCGCATCAGTGATCGCACTCGGAGGGAAGGGCGGTAAATACTCAAGCGGAAATGCTCCTGGCGGTGTAGCGGGAGTTGGTGGTGGTAACGGTGGAACCGGATCAAGCTCAGATACAACAGCAGGGACGGCTGGGTCGCAAGGGACAAATGGTGGCGGTGGTGGCGGCGGCGGATCTGGCAACAATTACTCTGGCGCCAACGCCGCCGGAGGAACGAGTGGCGGTGCGGGCGCAGGCGGGGCTGGCAATGGGGGTTCCGGCATAGCGCCCGGTGGTGGCGGTGGAGGTGGTTACCAGGGTACATTTCCGAATAATGGCGGAAGTGGCGCGGCTGGACGTGTTCGAATTACGGTTTTCTAAGGATTTAGAAATGAAAAGCGTAGTTCTTGTGGCAAGCTTGTTATGATTACGGACGAGCCACCCATTAAACACTGATCGCCATGACCCCAAACCAGACGCGCAGGCGCAAAACTGACCCCGAAGAATCGCAAGCCCATGTCCACCGACGCAAGTCTGATTCTGATTCGATACTCCACATGCACAACCGACTTGACGACTGTGAGGAATCCATCAAGCTGCTGCTTGAAAGTAACCGCGACACCGCTGAATTGCTCAAGTCTCTGACTGGAGAACTTGGCCGCGTGGCTGAAGTACTGGAGGCGTGGAATAATGCAAAGGGCTTCATTCTGACTCTGAAACTAATCAGCGGCGGGGTGAAGATCATTGTGCCCCTCATCGCATTCGTCGTGATCGTATGGGTGTTCATCAAGACCGGAAAATGGGTTGCTAGTGCTGGATGATGAACGATTTTGACACACTTGTTTCTGCGGTAATTGTCCGTGAGCGCGGCTTTGTCGATCACCCGCCCCGCCTCTTAACAATATGCACCCGGCGGGCTTTCTGAGCACAGGAGACACATCAATGCCCACTGAAACTCTCTTACAAAAGCAGTTCCGCTTCATGCGGATGGTGCCCCGCCTTCTAGACAAGGCTCACGAAATGGGCTTTGAGGTTACAGAAGGTGATGCCTTCCGCGATCCCCGTGTTCATGGGGCTGTAGGTGTAAAGATGGGGTACGGCCACCCAAAATCCTGCCATAAGATCCGGCTTGCGATAGACCTCAACCTCTTCAGGGATGGGAAATTCCTTGACAGTTCGGAGGTTCACAAGCCTCTGGGGGAATGGTGGGAGTCCCAAGGTGGGTCTTGGGGTGGGCGCTTCGATGATGGAAACCACTATAGCCTTGAGTATAAGGGGATGCGGTGATGCGTGCCCACATGAAGGGGATAAACCCGTGAATGCACCAGACAATAAAACTTTTGTGCTCGCCTTTGTTGGACTCGTTGCATTCTGCATCTGGTCGGCAATGGCTTACAATGACCCTGCGCTGCGACCTGATTACCTCAAGTTAATCATGGCGACCGTTGCAACCGTCGTCGCAGTAGCACTGCGCGATTTACCTCCACCACGCTGAAAGGAATTGAAATGCAAGTAATCGTAAACATCGCCCCCGTAGACACCCAACTCGCAGCCGGTCAAACTCTGGCTGATTGGGTAATTGACATTCTTGACGCGTCCGGCACCGTCGTCCAGTCGCAGACCACAGGCACGCCTTCCGCTACGTTCGGCATTTCGACAGATGGCATCTACACCGCGCAGGCCAAGCGGCTTGATTCTACTGGCGATCTGTTCGGGGCTGTGAGTGTGTCAGACCCGTTCACCGTCGCTGCGCCTCAGTTGGGCCAGTCTGCCGGTTCGGTCACCGTCACCGTAGGCTGATGAAGCGCGCCATTCGCCTATGGCGCTGGCTTATCAGGCTGATTCTTCGCCTGTTCGGACGGCGCTATGGGCAATCCGCTGGAACTGTGACTGTCCGAAAGGGGAAGCCATGAAATACGGAATGGTTCTGGCCGCGCTTGGATTGATGTTGACCGGCTGCGCTACGCAACAAGCAGCCATCAACGCAGGCGAGGCCGCTGCACTTGTGGGCATCAAAGCTGCAAACGACAACGCTATCCATATATGGGTGGCGGCGGCTTGTGGCACACCGTTAAGTGCTGCGATTCGCAACCCCGAAATCATCCCGGCGCTCAAGGTTTTGTGCCTACCTGCGGGCGCAGAATCAAGCCCGATTACACTTTTGGATGCAATCAAGTGACTATCATTAAAGCATTCTGGCTGTTGATCGCCGCAGTCGCCGTGCTGATAGTGTTATGGTCGTGCTCGGCTTTGGCGGGTGTGCTGCCTGACCCAGCCCGCACGCCTGGCGCAATCAATCCAGATGTGACCCAGGCCACCATCGGAAAGACGATCTGCGTATCAGGATGGACAAAGACCGTGCGACCACCGGCCAGCTACACCAACCGGCTGAAGGTCAAGCAGCTTGCGGCCTGGCACTATGCTGACCAGAAACCGGCGGACGAGGAGGAGGATCATTTGATTAGTCTCCAGCTTGGCGGATCACCAACTGACCCGGCGAACCTATGGCCGCAAGCCTACGCTGGAACTTGTGGGGCGCGTACAAAGGACGTGGTTGAGACGAAACTGAAGCGGCTTGTCTGCTCTGGCACAATCCCGCTGAAAACGGCACAGCAGGCCATTGCAACCGATTGGGTAAAAGCTTACCGGGTATATGTCGGAGCGATTAAATGCAGGTGACAAAATCAGGATTCCTTACGCCATTTGAGGCTGTACTCTTGGACGAGCGCACGCGGGAAGGTCGCCGATTGTGGCGCTTGACCCGGCAGATGGTGTACTGGAGCGAGTCGCTACAGATTTTAATTACAGTGCGCGAAGGATTCATCACCGACCTGAACAGCACGCCACGGCTACCACTTATTTATTGGATGGTGGGCGACGTAGCAGATGAGGCTGCGTGCCTTCACGACTTCGCCTACTCCGTCAAACTGTTTCCCCGCGCAAAGTGCGACAACCTGCTGAAAGAAGCTGCACTGTCAACGAATACGCCACCCTGGCAGGCTGCGTTGCTGTGGTTAGGTGTTAGGGTCGGCGGGGCTTCGCATTACTCGACGTAACTGATTTTGCACATATCACGGGTTAGGCACTACTGCCACTCCCCGCAGTTCGGGCAGTAATACCCGTCTGGTGTCGAGTAGAACAGGTCGTTGCCGCAGTTGCAGTGCCAATGCTCGCCGTCTCGTTCAACCTGAGCCACATATCGCCCACGTTCCAGAGTGCATTCCGGGCACTCCAACCAAATCACTCCGATAGGCGCAACCGCAACCCATTCGTGCTTGCACGCAAGGCAGCGCGCTTCCCCGTTCAAGTGCGGTTCGCGCTCTTTCCTGGCTTGTTCAAGGTCTATCACGCTCATGGGTTATCGCCGCGATTCATTTCATTCTCCTCGTGCTTCTATTAAGTTAGATGGACTGAAGTATCTAATCAGCGCAAACGTGTCGTCCTTGTCTTGCGACCATTCGCACTTCACAAGAATCCGGATTGTCGTGTTCTCGCCTTCCTTGGGTCGCAGCACCTTTATCACTTTTGCCCAGCAATACCTTGGATGACCTTTGTACCTGTAGCTCTTGCCAATCACTATGTAGTTTGCTTTCATCATTTTCTCCGTATCAAATGCGCTCAAGCGGGTTATGGGGGGAGGGAGGTCAACAGTCTCCAGTGCGTATGTGGCCCCTCTCCGTACTCCGTCGAGAACTCACCGGTCACGCCTTCCTCGATCCCGTTGTCAGTCTTGTCGAAATGTACAGACCATTCTGACCACTCGCCAATGTCGAGCTTTCCGTTTTTACCAAGCAGTTCAATCATGGTGCCGTCGTGCGGGGCTGTCGCAATCGGCTGCCAGCCCCCGACATTTACGTCAAGCTGGTTAGGCGTCTTCATCACACGCGGTACTCGTAGTGAACGGCAGCCCATCGCTTCGTGTCTGTCCAATCTGGCGCGCATGGTCTGACGGAAATAATTCTGGTTGCCGGTAGCGCGTTGATCGAAGCGCACAGTTCTAGCAGCGTGTTCCATCTAATCTTCTCCGTCCTGTAACTCAATACTTCAAACATAGTTTACTCTGGCTGGGGAACGTCAAGGAATCTCACATGCTCTACAGGTACATTGCTTATAGTTCCATCTGGCCACTCAACAATTGCAGTTGTGTAGTTACCCGCACAAGCCTCAAATTCTTCGTAGTTCACGCCGAATTGGTGAAACATCGCTTCGCCCTTTTCTTCCAGATACCATATTCCGCTAGATACTTGTGTTTTATGCTCACTTACCATTACTTTGCGCATTTCAATCCCCTTATTCTTCACACTCAATACGAACACAGGCAATAAGACCCGGAACAGCGCTAGCTCGTGCGTCTTCTTCGGTTTTATGTATGCCTCCTATTGACTTTCCACCCTTATAGATATTGACCCAGCCTTCACTCTTAACTGGAGCCATGAATAAATCACGGGTAAAGTCTCTGTTTTCAATGTGGAATAAATATCCTTTCTCTGTGAAAAGAATGATTCCCCCATCTATTACTGCACCAACCTTGTAGACACCGATTGCTGATGGGAAATACGCAATGTCAGTTACCGGTTTTCTCTGACCGTTCATTACTTTTGCCCCGGCCAGTGCTTCTTCTAAAACAAATGGTTTCATTTTAATCTCCCTCTATGGTTGTGAAGTAAGTATGGAAATACTCGGCCCGCTCAGTCATACTGCCCATCAGATGAAGGTACACGCAGCCAATATCACACTCTTCGGGTTTGGGATGATCGGGGAACTCATCATCCCAATTAACCATGGCTATGTCGGTGCGCCACTGTAGAGCCTGCTCCTTAGTCTTGAACACCCGCACTTCCGTGCTGTTTACTGTTTCGTATAGTGCTACCGCAACTACTTGCTGTTCTTTACTCATTTCAGCTTTCCTTTGTTATTGATAGCACCTCTGGTGTCGGCACCATTTCAATGTCACTTTCTACTTCGTTTCCCCAGACAGCCCATCCATCTCTTTTCTGCCGAGCAAACACGTCTATCCGCTTATTACCTAATGGTTCAAGCAGTTTGTAAAACTCGTCAGGCTTCGCAGAATGCCTTGCGGACTTCCCCTTGAAAACTGTTGGTATGGCTTTGCGCCGAGGGTACATTTCAATTTTCCCTTTGTACCCAAACAAACAGAGCTCGGTTCTATGGTGAAATCCGAAAAAGCAGACCCCGTTCGCCTTATCCCACGTCAAGCACCGCTGGTACTTAAAACCCCATGACCGCATCACACCAAAAGCGGCTTCGAGGAATGCGTGGGTAGTCCACAAAAACAAAACAGAGTTTTCTGCGCCCAACTCACCAATAGGCAAAGCCTTTATTTCAGGCAGAGACATAGTTTTATAGTCCAGTTCTGCCTTCTGGTTTGGGCGCACTTTACGCACTATTTTCTTTACCGGCCAAGGCGGGTCAACAACGATGACATCGAAGTTAGAGCATGTGTTCATCGGCTGTCATTTCGTAATTTGTTCGCATTTCAATCTCCTAGCTTGCCGCACTCCAACTGCCATAGGTTTCATACGGCCTGTTCGCATTTGTTACACGTCGAGCCGCAACCAGCGTGAGCCACGCCACGACAGGGTCTCTGGCGTGCCGCCCGCTCCTTCCACGCGCACCAAGCGAGCTCCACGTTGTAAAACGGCAGGGCGCTGATCCAGGCTTCAAAAGCCTTGCGTTCCGTCGCCTCTACTGCTGCCTTCAGTTCATCCATCTTGCTTCTCCTTTAATACCCATCTAACTTTGACGCGCACCTTGACCCCTTTGGTTCGGGATTGCTTTTGCGCGGCTGCTCCCCTTGTGTACTGTTCGCCACGGGCGTTCTTGGTCGATCGTGGTGATTTTATCGTCCGGCAGCAGGCGACTGAGGCGTGGCTCAATTCGGTTTTTTTCCGCTTGTTTCAAAATTTCTATGTTGACTTCCGTCATCTCTATCCCCTAGTTAGCAGTTATGCTGTATCCACACTTCTTGCACTTCAAGCAATCGACCAGCTTCCCAGCTCCGCCCGGCGACATCGTTATGCCGCGTTGATCGCCAGGGAAATCCCGCCCACCGGCAGACCAAGTTTGCTGTATTGCTTTTCCCGGCTTCATCGTTCCACCGCATTTCTTGCACTTGTTGTTTTGATGTTTCATTGTTTTGGCCACTCTATCCCCTCGTCGTTGCGGAACTGCTATTTCCGGTATCTCTTCCCACGCCAACCTCCGTGCGCCTTGATCGGCCAGTCGGCACACCAGGCGGGTAACTGCCCCATGATGTGCTCGAACTCCTCGACGCTGCCGAAACCCTCCGGCACCTCGGACACATTTTCGTCGTAGACGTGCAAGACGACAGGGTAGCCTGCGCGTTCTAGCGCCATAACGCCGTGCCACTGGATGTCCCGACACTGCGCTTGGTTGATGTTCTCCACCACGCGCGAGCCCCAGGTCTCCATCCGATACCAACCCATCGGCCCGTTCTTGGGGTTGCTGTTCCACCCCTCGTAGCTGATCGAAAGCGTCCCGGCGCGCCGGGTGCTCGGAGTTAGACGCGGGCGATGGTAGGTCAGCTCGCGGCCAGAGAGCAACCGCACGAAGAGCACGTCGCCGCGCATCTGGAAGTCCATCCCGTGCGTCCGGTACACCGAGCCTGGGTAGAGTATGGCCTGGATGAACATTCCCTCGACGCCGTAATACTCTTGCCGCCAATTGCGCTCCTGGCCGCCCCACAACTCGACGATAGCTGGGGACGCCGCGCGCCACGCAAGGATCGCGTCCTTCATCTCGGGCTCGGTCATAAATTCTTCAGCCCCAAAAGCCTTCATGCTCCCCAGCCAACCACCATATCCGCAGGCCAGCTCCATCACTTTTCCGAGCTTGCGGGCTTGGTGGTGCTGCCCCGTCTTAACTTTATGCTCCAGGATGTCCTCCAAGGGCACCCCGACCACCTTAGAAGCCGACATCTCATAAATCTTTCCGTGGGTGCGAAACAAGTCAATGCGCCACTGCTCCCCTGCCAACATAGCCAAACCGACCGCCTCAATGCTGGAGTAGTCCGAACAGATTAGATCATGCCCAGGTGCAGCCACGAAGAGCGCCCGCAGGCTGCCGGAGAGGGCGGGCATGGCGCTGCCCCACACATACTCTGCCCATGCCAGCGAGCGAGGCTTGAATGACTCCAGCGCGTCCTCGGCACACTCGATGCCCCACTCAACCCTGTGGGCGAATACCGACGACGCGCCGCACCAAGGGCATGAGGTAACGTCAGCGCCATAGTGCTTATCGCAACCTTCACACTGCATGGCGAAGACACCGGCGCTGTTGGGCAAATTTGTGGGCTGCGGCCCACTACCGGTACACCGACCTGTCCTGGCTCCGTGGTAGATGAACAGGTCGTGCAGTCGGCCATCGCGCGTCACGATATTGTCCATCGCGTAGACTTTCTTAACCGACGCGCTGCCGACCAATTGCCTGATCTCAAGCGCGCGGCGCGCGGCGGGAGGCAAAGGCTCTTCAAGAGGGTTGAGCGGGTTAAGCATTGCGCCAATCGCTTCTTCGTCCATTGCCACCGCATGAACCCCCTGCGCCCCGAGCCACCCCTGCAACTTGGCGAGCTCACTGGCACGCGCCACGGTGCCGCCAGTGAGCGTGTGCAGCTCGCGGTTGTATTGTGCGTGCGCTTGGTCGATGATGGCGATGCAGTCCCGCACGCCCTCAATATCGATGGCCACACCCCGATCATTGATTGCCCGGTCGCATTGCCACGACGCGAGTTCTTGCGGTGACAGCGGCGGGATACGCGAGGTTGCCTCCAGCTCAGTAAGCACGTCCTGGTCACAGTAGGCGTACAGCCGTTCGGCGTCCACCGGATCGTCGGCGGGCTTGATACGCAGCGCGGCATTGGCTTTGGTCGAGTTGCGCGGGATACTGAACTTGTCGAGCAGGCGCTTGCCATCGGCATTCTTGAGCTGCGCCAAGCCCATCACCTCGGCAGCTTTACCCAACGCGCCGGGGAGACAAAAGGCGCGAGCGGATGCCATCGAGTCCCGCACCTGTGAAAGTGGCAACGGCGGCCAAAAGTACCGCTCGACGCAATGCTTCCACACTTTCATCTCGAAGCCGCCTGCGTTCCAACCGGACACCAAACCTCCCGCCGCGACATGAGCCAACAGGTCAACCGGCGGTGGGAGACCGGGTTGCCAACGCTGGATCCCCCTGCGACCATCAAGGCAGTATGAGAGTGTGAGCACCTCGAAAGTAGGGTGCTCAACGTAGACCGACGCGCCAACGACCGGCAACCCCTTCTTGCCTTGAGAAGCGCCCGGAAGCGCCGCCCATTTGTCGCGGGCGGCATCCCAAACAAACCCAGCCTCCGAGTAGGTCTCGAAGTCGATGTTGGCTATGGTCACGAAGCCATCATCCCCATCTGAACCAGGGTAGCGTCAGTCCAGCCCGCAGCGATCATCTGCTCGTAAGTCGCGCCGTTGGCTGGCGGCAGCATAACATGAGCAGGGGCAGCGGGCGGCGGCACAAGGAGGAAGGCAGGTGCAGGCGGTGGGGCAACCGCTGCGGGAGCGGGCGGTGGGGCAACTGCTGCGGGAGCGGGAGGAGTGAAGCTGGCCACCGGGGTAGCCATCGCACCGATCGGCAATGCGCTGTTCCCGAATCCAGCCTCGGTTGCATCGAAGCCGTAGCTGATTTCCTCTCCAAAGGCGCTAAGGGCGACCATCTTGTGATTGAGGTAAACGCCGGGTCTTTGCCCCGAGGCGTTTCCCGTCACGTCACCGTTGACCTGGATGAAGTAACCGGGCTTGATTGACTCCGCTTCGACCTTGGCGCTGCCATCGCGGTTGTACGTGGCCGGTGCAAACGAAGACGAGAATTTGAGAATCCAGTTACCGGGGTAACCTACGCCATCGCACGGGCGCTTGCCTGGTTTTTTAGGGTCGGCACTTTGGCGTGGGATGGTGCTATCTCCGTCCTCAACTTTCCAAGAGAAAGTTGGGTAATCAGCTTGCCCGGCGGGAAACGCCTCATGCCCGGTCTTCCAGATTTCGGCGCCCCAAGCAGTTTGTGACCAGTGCTGTTCTCCGGCTTTGGGGATGGCAATACCGATGAAATAGGTGGTACGCGGCTTACCAGCATCCGCGCCGGTTTTGTAGACCAGCGGGTGACCTTCCGCATCGGTGGTCTGGGGTTTGGTCAGGCTGCCGCTAACGAAGCGACCAACGGGGGTAGTGAAAATGCTCATTTACTTCTCCTTATGTGCTGGGTTAACCCAGCGTTCAATTCGGACTCCGCAAAAGTGCGAAGCCGGTTAATTCAAATTCATGCCGTGCGACCAAACGCCCGACGTGCTCCTGCGCTGCTCGACGAAACTAGCTTCAGTCCGCCTACCTTGCGTTCAGAGTAAGACCCCACCAAGTCCTCTGGCAACCCGGCTTTAATTGCCTGTGTCGGGGTGCAAGCGCCGGGCTTGCTGATGTCCACACCCATCATTTGCCCGAGAGCGATGACCTCTTCAATGGGCTTCGTCCACCCAACGCGACCCGAGGTTGACTCCAGCGCAAAGCCGGGGACGACCTTACCCGCTTTAATCTCAGACGCAGCCATCTCTTCGAGGCCGGTCTTACGTGCTTCAAGCCGCGCAAGATGGTGGTTGAGTAGGGAGAGCTCGGTGCCCAAGGCTGCGTCGGATAGCACAAGGGGAACAGGGCTGCCCGAGTATTCCATCGCGCTAAACCCCGCCTGTTGCACCGCCTCGCATACGTGCCGCGCCGAGCAGTACCGGCACTCTGAGTTCGGTACACACTTGGCATCGACGCGCAACCATGCGGCTCCTGCTGCGGCACGCAGAATGTTGAAGTAGGGGCGAAGCTCGCTGGCGTTAATGACCCATTCGCGGATCGGGCCATCCCGATGATAGTTGCGTGGTTGCACGACACGGAAGCGAAGGGTGAAGAACTGGTCATCTACATCGGATCCCCGCTTTACCCCAAGTTGCTCCAGGATGCCCGCCGCGTAGGTAATAAGCTGCCAGTTCTCGAACACATCAACGAACCCGTGCCCGTATTTGAAATCCCAAATCGTGATGATGCCCGAATCGTGATGCCAGGCGTCCGGGGTGCCGCCGCAATCCGAGTGGATCGCGTGGCAAGCCATCGTTTTCTCGATGTGCAGCGCGCCGCCGAGACGAGCGACATCCAACACACTCATAGCGTACATGTCGGCGGCGTCCAGCATTTCCTCGGTGACTTCGACGCCATTGGGTGCTACCGTGCCGATCGATGCTTGTGCATTGAGGATGCTCTCGCTCGCTACCCAATGCGCCGCCGTACCTTCAAGCGAAGCGGGGGAGTCTTCACCGGGGTAGAGCGCGCATAAAGCCACGCTGCCGGGGCAGGCCACCCAACGCGCCGCCGACGAGGCGGCCAGGGGGAAGTGGAAAAGCTCGCTCATACGACCAATCCCAGCTCACGAGCAACGGCAGGAATCAGATCGGGGCGGTTGATAAGCCCCGGTAGGTTGGACACGCCATGCTTGACACAGGCATCGACAATATCATCACGCGTGAACCGTTGCGAAGTTACGCCAGCAGTCACGTGTGACATGAACTCAGGGAAACTGTAACCGGTAGACGGTGCAGGCGGCGCGGGTGGCGCAGGTGGCGCAGGTGGCGCAGGTGGCGCAGGTGGCGCAGGTGGCGCGGGTGGCGCAGGTGGCGCAGGTGGCGCAGGTGGCGCAGGTGGCGGCACAAGATCGGGCGCGGCGGGAGCCATCTGCGCTACCCGTGCATCCGTGACCGCACGGTCAACCTCGGCTTGGTCGATGCCGCGCTTGCGCTTCCAGACCCCTTCGACCGTTTTGGTTTTGGTAGAGGCATGGATACGCCCATCCCACGGGAGACCATCTTTGTCGAGGCCGTCAACTACGGGGGGGTCGCTGGGAACGGTAGCCCGTGCCGCTTCCGTGGGAGGGGAAATGGAGGTCGGGCCGTTCGTAGCAATGGGCGACCCAAACACCAAGGGGGAGTCGCTGGGAGCAGTGCATGGGGCGATAAACGCCGTCAGGTACTTAACGACGAGCTCAAGCTCAATGGGATCAGTTGAAGCTGGGTTGGTAATTCGTATCTCTACACTCATTTTTTCTTTAACTCCTTATTGACGAAGATTCAAGCGTAGCGTATATTGACATTCTTGTCAACAACTTTAGAGAGGCTAAGAAATGCTGGACTATCTTGAAGTAAAACGGTTCTACGCCGATAAGCTGCGCGACGATGCCGACGGTATAGGCCGCGTGGAATCCGCTTTCTTCCACACGATCAAAATGGCGTACCTGAGAGGCGTTGCGGATGGTGAGCGAGGGAATCGGAGCAGTGTGGATGAAGCCGTTGCCTGGCTTACCGACCGTGGCACAATGTACTTCGACAAAGAAGACGCCCAGCGGGACTGCGACGGAATCATCCAACCGCTCTACGAATGATCGTCCTCCGTGATTACCAAGAACAGCTTTACGGCGATATTCACGCTGCGTGGGATAGAGGCGTGCGCAACGTGCTGGCAGTAGCGCCCACCGGTAGCGGCAAGACAAGCGTGTTCGCCAAAGTCATTTACGATCACCCTGGCGCGTCGATCGCCATCGCCCACCGGAATGAGCTGGTGAGCCAGATCAGTATGGCGCTGGCGCGTAATGGCGTGCGGCATCGCATTATCGGGTCGAAAGAGGCGGTGCGAACGTGCGTCAGCCTGCATGTGAGCGAATTGCGCCGGTCGTACTTCGATCCTGACGCGGCACACGGTGTCGCTGGCGTTGACACACTGGTGAAGCGCCCGCCTGACGATCCGTGGTTTCGTCGGGTTTCGTTGTGGGTTCAGGACGAGTGCTTCGTCGCCGGGACTTTGGTGGACGGGAGGCCCATCGAGACTATCCGCGTGGGCGATATTGTGACTGCTTTCGATGAGGCCGCCGGGACTTTTCATCAGCGTTCGGTCACCCGCCTTTTTCGCAATCTCGCTCCAGAAAACATGGTGCGGGTAGAAACAAAAGGGCGTCATGTCTTATATTGTACTCCCGGCCATCCTTTCTGGACGAAACGCGGATGGGTTGAAGCCGGGAACCTGCTCAAAACTGATGAGGTATTAAGCCATGAACTGCACGCAATGCGGAGTCCCGGTGCCGGAAACGAACGAAGCGCAGCGGTATCGCTATCGGAAGACTGGCAACATCTTTTGTACCAAAAAGTGTGGGATGTTGTTCAGAGAAGCCAAACGAACCCCCGAGTGGTCTACTCGCCCGGTTGTCGAGCGGGAAAAAGTATCGTGCCACGTATGCTCGAAGCCGTCCGATCTCTCGGGGCACAGGGCAAGCCAGTACCTAAAGACTGGGCGAGCGTATTGCAGTCGGGAGTGCTCAAACAAATACCGGGCGCAGCGATCTTCCGAGACGGTGACACTGACCAACCAAAAGTATGCTTCTGCCCGAATGAAAGCCAACAACCCGATGCGAAACCCAGAGACGCGAGCCAAGGTGAGCCTGCGGCTCAAAGCGACGGGACATCAGCCGGTCGTGCGCGGGGGGAATGGTCGCCCTGCAACTCTGCCGGAACAAACACTACTGACGCTATTCGCGGGGCTGGGGTTCATGGCGCAACCGGCGATCCGAACTGGGGTGAAAAAAGGAGATATTCGCCGAATCCCGCCGTCGTACAAACCGGACTTGGGGAATTTCCAATTGAAGATTGCCCTGGAAGCGGACGGCGGAAGCCACTGTGGGCGGAAGCACCTGGACGAGAAGAAGGATGCTTTTCTGAATGGGTTGGGCTGGACAGTATTGAGGTTTGCCAACGCGGAGATCCTGGAACGCCCAGACCAAGTGGTGACGACGGTTATGTCTACAATCTTGAAGTCGCTGGGTTCCACACCTACGTCGCCAACGGCATAGTCGTTCACAACTGCCACCACCTCCTCGCTGATAACAAGTGGGGCAAGGCCACCGCCCTTTTCCCCAATGCCAAAGGGCTCGGCGTGACCGCCACACCGACGCGCGCCGACGGCAAAGGGCTGGGTCGGCACGCTGACGGCCTGATGGACGTGATGGTGGAATCGCCGGGGATGCGGGAACTGATCGGGCTAGGGTTTCTGACAGATTATCGAATCTTCGCGCCACCCAGCGACATCAACCTGGCCGACGTACCGACCAGCGCGAGCGGCGACTTCAGCCCCGAACCGCTGCGCGCCGCCGTCCACAAATCTCACGTGGTTGGTGACACGGTGCAACACTACCTGCGCATTGCTCCGGGCAAACTGGGGGTGACGTTTGCGGTGGACGTGGAAGGCGCAACGGAACTGGCGGCAGCCTACCGTCAAGCCGGGGTTCCCGCCGAAGTGGTAAGCGCCAACACCCCACCCGCCTTGCGCGCCGCCATCCTCGCCCGCTTCGCTCGGGGCGACCTGAAGCAACTGGTGAACGTTGACCTTTTTGGCGAAGGGTTTGACTTGCCCGCCATCGAAGTCGTCAGCATGGCGCGACCCACGCAGTCCTTCGCACTCTTCTCGCAACAATTCGGTCGCTCGCTACGCCCGCTGCCCGGCAAGAGCCACGCGATCATCATTGACCACGTGAGCAACGTCATGCGCCACGGCCTACCCGACGCACCGCGAGTGTGGACGCTGGATCGCCGCGAGCGCCGGGCGCGCGGTAAACCCGACGATGTAATCCCGGTTCGCACCTGCCCGTCGTGCCTATCTGTCTACGAGCGCATCTACCGGGAATGCCCGTTCTGCGGCCACTACCCGGAACCCGCCGGGCGCTCAGGGCCAGAGATGGTTGACGGCGACCTCGCCGAGCTATCACCCGAAGCGTTGGCGCGGTTACGTGGCGAGATCGACAAGCCGCTGGTACTGCCGTTCGGTGCCGCGCCGGAGGTGGTGGGAGCGGTGAAGAAGCGCCATCGTGAGCGCGAGCAGGCACAGTTGGCCCTGCGGGAAGCGATGGCGCGTTGGGGCGGCGCGCGGGTGGCCGAGGGGATGACTCTGAGCCAGGCGCAACGGCGGTTTTATATCAGCTTTGGCATCGACGTGGCTTCAGCGCAAGCGCTGGGACGGGCAGATGCGGACACATTGCGGGGGAGGCTGGAATGAGCCACCTCGCCCTCTTCGCCTCCGCGTTCTTCACCGTATTCTTGTTGGGTTTCCAGCAAAAGAACGTCCACGGCGGCCACTATTTCGCAGCGGCCATCACCAGTTTTGGCATCGGCACGGCGCAGATTTTCCTGTGGCGGCTGGTTCCACACGCCAACGCCAGCGAGATCGCAGCTACCTTGCTCGGCGGGCCGGTCGGCATCGTCGCGGCGATGTGGCTACATCCACGAATTATGAGGAAACACAAATGATCTGCATAAACGAACAAGAAATCGGCTATTACCGTGACACTCTGGCGCTGCTGCTGGCCGTCCACTCTCTCGACCCTGATCCTTCCTTGCGCGCGGCAGCGCTTGAGATACTCGCCAAGGATGGCGCGACAGATACCGCGAGTGCGCAGACCGTCCTGCTTGGGCGCATCCTTGAAATGTCGGAGAAGTTCTTATGAGATACCTGATCGGCATCAAAGTCATGGAGGCGGTATGGACAGTTTAGAAGCGTGGGCAATGCGTCATCACGTCGGTCTCGATGCCCTGGTCGAACTGCGGGCACTCCTGCTGCCCTCCGACGTGGGCGTGGCAGTAGCGGGCGCCAGCGAGGCCGCCATCCAGACACAGGTGCGGCTCGAAGCCTCGCGGCTCGGCGGGCGCTTATGGCGCAATAACGTAGGCGCGGGGGTACTGCAAGACGGCTCGTTTATCCGTTGGGGATTGTGCAATGACTCGGCGCAGATTAACAAAGTTGTCAAGTCGGCGGATTTATGTGGCATTATGCCGGTTCTGATTACTCAGGAGCAGGTTGGCCAAGTCTTTGGCCGTTTTGTGAGCCGGGAAATCAAGGCTGCGGGCTGGAAGTATCGCGGGACTGACCGGGAAGTGGCTCAAGCGCGTTGGGCTGAAATGATTAACGCGCTGGGCGGAGATGCCCGCTTTGCAACCGGAACTGGGACATTATGAGAGTGCTTATTGCCTGCGAGTACAGTGGCGTAATGCGGGAAGCGTTCCGCGCCCTTGGCCACGAGGCTTTTAGTTGTGACCTGCTGCCGAGCGAAGACAACAGCCGCTTTCATATTCAGGGCGATGTAGCGCCTCTGCTCGTTGAGGGGTGGGATTTGATGATCGCGCACCCGCCCTGCACTTATTTGAGCGTGAGCGGGATGCACTGGACGACGCGCGGATTGCGCGACCCACAGCTTACCGAGGACGCGCTTGAGTTTGTACGCCTGCTGATGGATGCACCGATACCACGAATCGCTGTAGAAAACCCAGTGAGCGTAATTTCAAGTCGCATTCGCAAACCTGACCAGATCATAAACCCGTATCAGTTTGGCGACGATGCCAGCAAGAAAACCTGCTTATGGCTGAAAGGCTTGCCGTTGCTTACCCCGACACAATACATTGAGCCGAGAATTGTGAACGGGAAAAAGCGGTGGGCGAATCAGTGCGATTCTGGACAAAACAATTTGGGGCCAAGCGATGACAGATGGAAAGAACGATCAAGGACATTCGCCGGAATTGCAAAATCTATGGCAGACCAGTGGGGAGGAGCTGGCATATTTACTGGGGATAACTGCGGGGAAATTACGCGACCTGAAAAGCAATCCACAATTTTCGAGCTATTCGGAACGGATAGCGTACCGGGCAGGACGGATTAAGGGAATGACGCAATGACAACTGAGCAACCGCAACCCACAAACGAAACCGCTTGCGGAGCGTCCCTCTCGGATGCCGAGTTAGGGCGTAGCAGTTTCGAGGCGTGGGCCGAAATGCAGGCGTATTTTGGCTATGAAGAAGGCGACCAGCTACTACTGGAACGGGACGGGGAAGGCTACACCGACTCATGTGTTCACGCGGCATGGATGGGCTATTTACTCGGGTCTGACACGAAAAGGGGAGCGTAGGAAATGGCAGACAGTGCGCTGAAAAAGATTTTGCGAGAAACGATTTTTATCTTGGCGGTTATCGCCTTGACCATTCTTGTTGTTTTGACGATTGACGCTATCCAGGCAACAAGAGACTTTGCGACCGCTCCCGCTAGTGCGCTGATTGCGATAGTGATTAGCTTTGTCTTGTCCAGGATAAGGCGCTGGCTATGAATTCAGGGGCGGGCGGCTGGTAAACGAAGGCACAAAAGGATGAATGCGATGACACCGGAATACTTGAAAGAATTGGCCGACCTCGCTGACCCCGGCAAGCTGTGGCGCACGTCTGGATTGGCGCAGGACTGCTTCACGCCGGAACAGAAGCGCCAACTTGACACCGGGGTCGCGTTGCGGCGCCAGGCCGACCATGTGCGGCGACTGCGCGAACTGCTGGGCACTGGCAAGAGCCTGCTGATTACGCCACTGTCTCTAAGCTGCGCTGATTTACGCGTCGTGCCAATGCCGGACGACATCAAGAAGAGGCTGGCCGCAACAACAGGAGATAAGCAATGAGTGAAACGCAAGAAACAACCGAAGCCACTGACGCAGCAGGCGCAGTAAGCAATGCGCTGCGCCACGCGTACAGCCTGGGCCAAACGTATTGGCAGCAGGCCGATAGCGAGAGCTACAGCCAAAACAAAAAGGCTGATGAAACAGAGCGGCGCTTTGCCACGCTGGTGAAAGAAACCCGCGCGATGGTGCTGGCTGAAGAGCTGGTGCGCGACCCATTGACCGAAGTGTTAGGCCAGATGCTTTCCGCGCTGGAGATTGCGCAAAAATTTTGCGGTTCCCTTTCGGCGGATGACTTCCCCGATACGGTAGCAATCCCAATTACCAACGCAGTAAATGAAGGCCGGAAAGCTCTAACGAAGCCAGATGGCGCGGCGTCCTTGTTGAGCGACGTGTTAGAGCTTTTGCCGTGCCCGTTTTGCGGTGGAGAAGCGCGGCCAACTGCGCACCTGACGTATTCATGGTTCGCGCCAGTATGCAAATCGTGCGGCGTGAGCGGCCCATCAGTCCGAATTGCAAGCGGAGCTGACCGGCAGAAGCTGCGCGAACTCATGAACAAGGCGGATGCGCTATGGAACACTCGCGCCCCTAACGCGGGTTATGCCACACACCCTTTAGAGGGGCTGGAGAAATATCATGTTGAAATACCGGTGGCTGGTGAAGAAAGACAAACTGCAAATGTGGTTCGCATGGAGACTCCCGAAGTGGTTGGTGAAGTGGGCTGCGGTGCGGCTAATGGCACACGCAACGACGGGCGAGTATGGTTCAACGGTGGTGCCGGAACTCACTGCGATGGATGCGCTGAAACGGTGGGATGGGGCGTAAAGTGGGTTTTTACACCAAGTGACGCATAACGCCGCTTTGATAGGAGAATGAAATGGCTGAAACAGTACAGTTGATAACGACAGTGACGGACTGTGGGATGTGCCCTAATCGTGAAAGCAAACGCTTCCACACGGCGGATGTATGTGAGCAATACCCCTAACGCGAGTTACGCATAACGAAATGCTGACGATAGAAGAAGCCACCCGCAAACTCAACAAGTTTAGAGCAACCAAATGAAAAACGACCGCAAGGCACAGATACTCGGCGCGGCACTCGTGATCGCACGAACCAATGGGTACAGTAAAGCCACCTTGCAAGACGTGGCAAAGCAAGCCGGATGCACGCATGGTCTCGTTCTGTACTATTTTTCAACCGCAGTCCAACTCCGGCGCGCGATCATGTCGGAGGCGATCCGGGTGCGGGATGCCGCCATCCTGGCGCAAGGGCTGGCCATCGGGGACTCAAAAGCCAAGCGAGCGCCGCCGGAGTTAAAGGCTGCTGCCGTTGCTTACTTGATGGAGGCGTGAGTCATGCCTCATTCAAATAAGGTCTTCTTCGGGGACTGCCGGGAATCCATGTGCGAAATGATCGGCCTCGGCATCAAGGCACAAACCTGCGTTACCTCGCCCCCCTACTTTGGCCTTCGGGATTACGGACATCCCGGTCAGCTTGGCCTCGAAAGCACAGTTGAAGAGTACGTTGCCAACTTGGTGACGGTGTTCCGCCTTGTGCGCGAACTGCTGGCTGATGATGGCGTGCTTTGGCTGAACTTGGGCGACAGCTACGCCGCGAATAGAAGTTATCAAGTGCCTGATGGACTTAAAAATAAAGACCTGATCGGCATCCCGTGGCGCGTGGCGCTGGCGTTGCAAGCCGATGGTTGGTATTTGCGCCAGGACATCATTTGGCACAAGCCTAACCCGATGCCGGAAAGCGTGACGGATCGTTGCACCAAGTCCCACGAGTACCTATTCATGCTGACCAAGAACGCCCGATATTACTTTGACTCGGAGGCGATCAAGGAACCAATAACCGACTCAAGCGCCATCCGACTGTTGCAGAAAGTCGAGGAACAAACGGGGAGTGACCGAGTTCCGGGGAAGACCAACGGGAACATGAAGGCGGTTGGGCGTAAGCCCTTCGACCCGTCGATGGCTGGGGGAGGAACGAGCTACGTGGGGCATAGCGGGTACTTTAAGGCTGACGGGACGTGCATGGTGCGTCCCACCCGCAACAAGCGCTCCGTCTGGACGATCAGCACCAAACCCTACAAAGGCGCACACTTCGCCACCTTCCCCCCGGAACTGGTCGAGCCTTGCGTGTTGGCGGGCAGCCGCCCCGGCGACCTCGTGTTTGACCCGTTCCTCGGCAGCGGCACGACGGTGATGGTGGCCGCGCGACACGGGCGACGATGGGTTGGATGTGAGCTGAATGAAGAGTACGGCCCCCTCCAAGAAGAAAGGTTGCTCAAAGCATGAACGCTCATTCAAAGTGGCTTGAAGCCCGCCAGTTCATCACATACAAAGCCGTTTGGCACGAAGCCGCTCAAAAGTGGAATAAGCTGCCAACTGACCCAGTGACCGGTCAGGTAGTCAACCCGCATGATCCCCAGTATTGGGTGAGCCATGGGGAGGCTGTCGCTACCGGCCAGCCTGCCGCATTTGTGCTGACCGAGGCCGACCCATATTTTTGCCTGGACATCGATGGCTGCTACGACCCCGTTACCCAAGCGTGGAGCGCCGAATCCCTCAAGGTGGTCGCGGCGTTCCCCGGCGCGATGGTTGAGGTATCCATGTCGGGCAAGGGTCTGCACATCTGGGGGCGCTATTCTGGCGTTGTCCCGGAGCATAGTTGCCGGAGCTCCGTGCTGGCAGGCTTCGAGCTATATCACACGAAGCGGTTTATTGCCCTCGGCCACCCCAACGCTACCGGCGACATCGAGACTGACTGCACTGCGGCTCTGGCTGCCGCCGTGGTCGCTTGGTTTCCCCCAGGCGAGGCTCTTGATCCCGGCAAGGACTGGACGACCGAGCCAGTGCCCGAATGGGGTGGCCCGATCGACGACGATGACCTGATCGCGCGCGCGCTGCGCTCCGGTAGCGCCGCCAATGCCTTCAGCAAGCGGGCGAGTTTCAGAGACCTTTGGGAAGCCAACGCCGAGGTGCTGGCGAAAGCCTACCCCTCGAAGTCGGGGCAAGCCTACGATGCCAGTAGCGCGGACATGGCGTTGGCTTCTCACCTCGCGTTTTGGACTGGACGTAACTGCGAGCGGATGCGGCGGCTGATGGAGCGTTCGGCACTCAAGCGCGACAAGTGGGAGCGTGAGGAGTACATTCAGACGACTATCCTCAAAATGGCAAGCGGGGCGCGCGAAGTATTCACGGTGCGACCAAACGAGTCTACCGATACGGCGCGACCAAACGAGTCTACCGACGGAACCTCCCCAATACCCCTTGGGATGTGCTGGCCCGAAGAACAAGCGCGGCTGTTCAAAGGCTGTGTCTACGTACAGACTGGTTACCAAGCGTTTGTTCCAGGCGAGGGTCTTTTGAAGCCCGACCAGTTCAAAGTCCACTTCGGGGGGCGGTCGTTCCCTATCGACGCGGGCAATACCAAAGTATCGAAGGACGCGTGGGAAGCATTCACGCAGTCCCAGATAAGCGTGTGCTTGCGCGCCAAAACAACTTGTTTCCGACCGGAAATGAGTCCCGGCACTATCACAGTTAAAGAAGGAATAGAGATGGTAAACCTTTGGTCTCCCGCACGAACAGAACGTAAATCCGGCGACCCAAGCCGATTCCTGAACCACCTTGCCAAAGTATTACCCGACCGAGGTGACCAGGATATTTTCCTCGCGTACATGGCTGCCATCGTGCAGTACCCCGGAATCAAGTTCAAATGGGCTCCGTTTCTGCAAGGGACGCCAGGCAACGGCAAGTCCTTGTTCTCAGAATGTGTCGCGCGCGCTGTTGGGCGTGAGTTTTCCCATTACCCGAAAGCAGCAGAGATCGCATCGAAGTTCAACGGTTGGATATATCGAAAGCTGTTTATCGCGCTGGAGGACATCTACGTGAGCGAGAAACAAACCGACGTGATGGAGGCTTTGAAACCCATGATTACCGGCGAATGGTTGGAAATTGAGCAAAAGGGGGAAAACCAGATCACCCGAGAAATATGCGCCAATTTCATCATCAACTCCAATCACCGAACGGGGCTGCGAAAGCACAAAGATGACCGCCGGTTCGCCCCGTTTTTCTCGGCGCAACAGTGCAAGGAAGACCTGGTTCGGGATGGCATGAGCGGGCGGTATTTCCCTGATTTGTACCAGTGGCTTCAGTCCGAAGGGTACGCCATCATCAACGAGTATTTGCACCAGTACGCTATCCCCGATGAGCTCAACCCCGCCATGTTTTGCCACACAGCGCCCATCACATCCACGACGGCGGAAGCAATCGGGGCAGGGCTAGGACGGGTTGAGCAGGAAGTCATGGAGATGGTTGAGCAGTGCGCCCCCGGCTTTTGCGGTGGATGGATCAATTCCCGCGCGCTCGATGACTTGCTGGAGAGGCTACGCGCAAGCCATGTTTTGCCACGGAACAAACGCCGAGAGGTACTTGTGAGTCTGGGGTACGACTGGCATCCGGGGTTATCCAATGGCCGCGTGAATAACCCGATGCCAGACGGGTCAAAGCCAACCTTGTTTATCAAGGAGGGTCATTGGGCTCTTGGACTACAGGGAGGGAGCGCGGTAACGAAAGCGTATCTCGACGCCCAGAGCGGAATACCGCAGGCAGTTCCGGCGTCAATACTGGCGTTCGGCCCCCACGGTGCGTAACCGCGCCGTTTATAACCACGTAGTGCTGTTGTGGGTTGGCTGCAAGGAAGTCTTGCGCCATCTTAGTTGCGTCATCCATGTTTTGCCCCTTCCGGCTTTAGGCCGCGCGCCGCGTCAATCGCCTTCAAAACTACGGCGATCCTGTCCGATGGCGCGCAATGCTTCGCAATCCTCCCGCGCCAATCCTCCAGCGTGATTTTCTCGCCCATTTCGATCAGGTGGGAAAATTTGCCGAGTGCATAAATAAAAGTTTTATGCGTTTCATCGCCCAAGGTTTTACCCGGCAAAGCCTGCGCTCTGGTGCCCTCGTGGTCGCGCTGAATAGTGAACTCACGCGGTGCGTGCGCGGCGTGGTCAAGCATGGCGGCGAAGTCTTCTGCGGTGGCGGTCAGCAGATCAGCCTGGCCGTGCAACAGCTCGCCGACGCCATCGCGCACGCGCCAGAATACCGCCGCCACATTGCGCCCAGCGCCGACGTGCTCACACTCAGCCGTAATGCGGAAAAACTGCCCGTCGCGGGTCATTCTGAGCGGCCATTGATAACGCTGGGCATCCCAGCCCAGCCCACGCAGTGCATTCCTGATGTCGATCATGCGCCTACTAAAAAAGCTGTCCAGGGCATCCTGCCAGTACAGCAGCGCGGCTGGGTTGTTGGCGATCAGTGCGTAATTTTCGGATGTATGCGGATTGAAGCTGGCCGCCCGCCAGACTTCGCCCAGCGCGTGCGTGGCGGCCATCATATCGGCCTGGCCGCGTAGTTGCATGTCATTGGTAATCATGTCCGTCTCCTTTAGTCGTGTTTTCCGGGCTATCTGGAACGTAATCCTGCATCCCGTCGAGTCCGTAATCGAAACCGGCGTTATATGCCTCCAGGGCTTCTCCGGTTCTCGCGCCGGGGAAGCGGTATGGGTTCGTCCTGGCGCCATCGGATAAACCAACCCGCCAGTCCTGATAGTAAAGGCTGTCGTGATTCATGTTTTGCTCCCTGTGTTATTGCGGCGCGCATCTACCCCTGGATGGCCGGGGTTTTGCTTACGCCATGTTTTGAGGCCAAGCGAAACCGTCGCCTGAGTAATGTCGTATAGTAATGCCGCTTGAGACTGGGTTCGACCCGGCCCGCCTAGCAACCAAGCGACAGCTTGAGACGTTTTGCTCATGTTTCTAACTCCTCTAAACACATGGGGATTGAAGGATCGTATTCAGGCGATGGATTCGGCAAGGGTACGAACGCACAATATTTCATATAGCCATCCTCTCTAAACTGAGTGATATATTCGTCGCCAGTCATCCCAGAGTGAAAGACGGGGAAGCCCTGGTTGGGAGTTCGGTACTGTACAAAGCCCTTACGGGCCGCTTTATGGAAAACGGTTTTGCGCTTATCCAGTTTGGCGATGGCTTCCCGGACTTTTTCGGCATTTTCGGGATGGCAAGTAAAGCGGCATGTTTTATAAACGATGGTTATCATGTTTTCAACTCCGTTCGACTAAGTAAAGGGGGCAGGCGTTTACTTCCCGCAGGCCGTACGTGGTTAGAGACGCGCGCGGATCCGGTGGGAATATAGGCGTGGGCCAATTCCGTGTTTTGCGGATGTCGGTATCACGCGCACTCACATAAACGCGCTTCGGGTTTGTGATAGGCAAGTCGGGTTTCATGTTTTCAACTCCAGATCGTGAAGTAAAGTTTCGACCGCGCACAGCGTTGCCCAGGTCGGCGCTTGAACCGTCCCTAGTTTCTCGCCGTCGCATTCATTCGCCAGCCTGCGCAAGGCCGCCAGCATATCCGGGGCCGCCGCGATTAAGTAGGCGTTCGCTTTTTCGGTTGCTAGGGTCAGCTCCTCCATGCTGTCGCATTGGCAGATAATGTCTATCCCGTCGCGTGCGTAAACACGTGGGGGGTTGAAGCCTTCGACGACCCAGGGGCCGGGTGTGTATTTCATGTTTTCATATCCTTAAAAGTTTGACGGGCGAATGTCTGCACGTCGGGGGGCAAAGCCTCAAAAGGTACGCGCGCGCCCAGGTGCGTGCCCGCCGTTGCTTCTACGTGCATTCCGAAGCCTTGCGGATGGAAGGGTAACGCGCTGGCCGCTATGGCTTCCCATAGCAAGCCGCCAGCCGCGCGGCGAGACCATCCGCGTACCCAGCGCGCCGGGAGGATGGTATAGCGGTCGCATGTTTTGCCGCCGTTGTCGTAGCATCTAACGGGCATCATCTGTAATTAACCGCTGTCCAGTAATCGCCCTGGCGCGCCGCGATGACTGCGAAAGCATCGCGCCGATGGTCAAGCATCGCGCCGACTTGTGCGCGTAATGCTGAACACACGGGAGCGGCATACGCACCGCCCGCCTGTTTGATAGCCGCAAGGAGCGCCAGGCATTCCTTATTTATGCCGTGAATACCCGCGCGCGCTTCGTCAATATCCTGCTCCGCTTTATCTTTGGCGCTATCCTCCCGCGCTTCTTCGGCCTGAATTTCGGCGAGTCTGTCCGCGCGTATAGCCGCCTCCCTGATAGCTTGATCGTGCGCGGCTTGGTCGGATCCGCGCGGCACGCGCTCAGCATCGGCTAAGTAATGTATTGCGCCGTCCCAGTCGTCGCGTGATGTCACGGGGATATATAGCGCGCCGCGCGCCGTGCGCAGTCGGCATACTCCGCCGATGATTAGCGCATCCTGGAATATGTCGGCATACCATCCAGAATGACGAACGACGCGCGGCGCGATTTTCTCCGCCGTCCCCAGGTAATCCCCTATTTGTTCGACCGTTTCAGTAAATCGCTGGCCCTTATCGCCGGTGGTGCTATACGGCACCGACCACAAGGGCCGCCGCCAATAACGCCAAAGCTTAGCGTCGGGATACGTGTTGCGAGTGTCGGCGGCCTTAGCACGATAGGCGGCCAGGCGGGTGCGTGATGTTTTCATGTTTTCATATCCTCAAAAGTGTTACGGGAAGACTTGGCGAAAATGCACGGTGTCAAAATACGCCGGTTCAGACAGGCCATAGTTAACCGGCTTGCGACGGTACAGCTCCCAACATTCGACACCAGCAACAACAACGGGCTTCGACCTGACCCCATAATTTTTCATAGTGTCACCGAAAAAATACATTGTTCTACGATCGAAAAAGTTCGGAGCATTGCCGCCAAAGGAAACACGGGCTTTCAATTCTGATGCGTTCATGATTCAAGCCTCCTTGATGTCGTAAAGGTAGGGGAACGCGTCGCCCTGGGCATCCAGGATGTCCCGCAGGTCAGAGCATTGCGCCGGGCTCAGGGCGTTACGCCATCCGAAGTTGAAGCGCCCCGTGTGTTTGTAATAAATCACATTCTCGATTCCCAAAAACCCGTGATCCATTAACCATGTAAGCGCGTTTGTTTCTGTGTGCGCTCTTTGGATACTGGCCGCCGCTTCAGATTCTGCGTCGGGTACCAGGGCCGCAATGGCCAGGCGCCGCTTAGATAGTTGTGCCGCTTCCCGGCTTTGCTTTCCTAGCCCTTGCGCTTCGCGCCAGCGCGCCACTAACACACTCGCCTCCTCCTCCGTTAGTGGCGCGCGGTCGCTCTTGTCAGAAACCGGAACGAGGCGGGTTAAATGAAGGTCTTTTTCGGTCAAGTATTCTGAGCCAAAACATTCTGAACAAAACGAAGCCGCCGCCGCGTCCGGTTCCTGATGGCCGCAATATCCACACGCAACGGTATGCTTACGCGCAGCCGTCATTTCCCGCGTGATGGTCAGGTAATGGCCGCGCTTGATTTTTTTATCGGGCATATAATCTTCGGCCCAGTCAAAAACCCGCCGGCCTCCCGCGACTCCGCCGGGTGCTGTATTCCACTGATTCTCGAAAAGATGCTTTGTTTCCAGGGTCACGGGCACGCCTTCGGCCCAGTCGGGCTCGTAATGCGAACCCATGCCCCAACTGATAAAACATTTCCCGTTCGTTTTCCCCAGACTTGCGGCGAGCGCTTTATATGCGGCGGCCTCTTCCGGGTGACTGGTATTGAAATGATAGGATTTAATTGTCGTTTCCATGGCTTAGGCTCCTTCGTTGATGATCGATCCGGGTGCAGTGGTCACGTTCTTACGCGCCGCCGTCATTTCGGGCGTTATGGTCAGATAATGGCCGCGCTTGATTTTTTTATTGCGCATACAATCTTGAGCCCAGTCAAAAACCCGCCATCCTCCCGCGACTCCATCGGGTGCCGTATTCCACTGATTCTCGAAAAGGTGCTCTGTTTCCAGGGTTACGGGCACGCCTTCGGCCCAGTCGGGCTCGTAGTGTGAGAACGGGCTCCAACTGGTGAAGCATTTCCCGTTCGTTTTCCCCAGACTTGCGGCGAGCGCTTTATATGCGTCGGCTTCCTCCGGGTGACTGGTATTGAAATGGTAGGATATAAGCGTCGTTTCCATGATTTAGGCTCCTTCGTTGATGATCGATCCGGGTGCAGTGGCAGCGGCTAGGACTGAGGCCAGCACAAACAAGGCGCGCGGGCATTCGCTGGCATTGATAGCCTTGGTCACGTCGTCGGGGTGAGCGCCTTTGAGCTCATGCGCCAGGCGGATGGCTTCGAGGGCTTGTTTGTTGGTTATGGTGTAAATGGTCATTTTGTTTGCTCCTTTAACTTGAATCCTTGCTTGCATCCGGTTCGGGTTGCCATACCAAACCGCCGTGTAATCCTTGTCTTTCGCTTGACGCTTTGCCGCGCGCTTTGCCGCCGCTTCCGTTTCAAAGTAGGTCACTACGTCTTTATTGATTTTTCCAAGGGTCGCTTGTGTGTAGAACATTTTGTTTGCTCCTTTATCTGTTTGTGAGTCCTTATTATAGCGAGTGCATATAATAGGTATATAGTACATTATGACTAATCCGCCTATTTACTCAAACAAGATGGCGGCTCATTAGACCGACCATGCTAAATCGTCGTAACCGGGCAGGTTATAGATGGCGGATTTTATGATTGCGTTAGTGATTGTGGCTGCTGGCGTGCGCTCGTAGTCGTTAACATCGCTGGCTTGGTAGTTGAAACAGTTGCAGAGTTTAATTATCTGCATTGGTGACTGGTATTTATCGGTCATTTTGTACTTAATACCAGTGGCCACGTCGTCATCGCCGTATCTGACATGTAGCGATTCTTTATTAGCTGTTTCTAATATATCAATAATGCGCTGCTCGTTGCCCGTAATATTGATCCTTTCATTATTTATGCGCACCGATCCAGCATGTCTGGACGCATAGGCGACGATAGCGTTTAAGTGTAGGTCTGAAACCATATATGCTGACATTTGCTGCTCCTTTGTCTGTTTGTGAGCCTCTATTATAAGGGGTCAAGAAAACCTGTCAAGCTCTTTTGATGATTATTATTATAGTACATTAGGACTATACGCACACCCGGAACTTGTTCCGTGTGGGGTCGCGGGTATCCGTTCCGGGTATTATAAAACCCTTTACAATCAACAGCTTATAAGGGATTTACCCGCACACACGGGATACCCGGAACTCCCCGCATATCCACGCCCACACAGCCTATACTGTGGCACGCCATATTATAGACGACGGCGCGCCGTGGCGTAATTTATGCGCTTGTCCCGTGTGCTCCGTGTATTGTTATTCTAAGTTATTGAATATAAAGAGTAATAGGGATACCCGGAAGGTACACCCGGAACAGATACCCGTGACGCGTTCGTCCCGTGTGTGTGATGGTTGCGCCTGGTTGCGCTGGTTGCGCCTGGGTTGCGCTGGTTGCTATGGGTTGCGCTGGTTGCTATGGGTTGCGCTGGTTGCTATGGGTTGCGCTGGTTGCTATGGGTTGCCCCGCATTTGTGCTCTGTGTCACAAGCGTGCCGCGCGCGCCACCGCAACCCAGCGCCAGCCAGCGCGCCAACGCCAGCCAGCGCACCCCACGCCAGCCACCGCACCCAGCGCACCCAGCGCGCCAGCCAGCGCACCCAGGCGCACCCAGCGCCGACCACCGCACCCAGCGCCGACCACCGCACCCCACGCCAGCCACCGCACCCAGCGCACCCAGCGCCGACCACCGCACCCCACGCCAGCCACCGCACCCAGCGCACCCAACACCAACCACCACACCCAACACCAACCACCACACCCAACACCAACCACCGCACCCCACGCCAACCAGCACACCCAACGCACCCCACACCAGCCAGCGCACCCAACACACCAGCCAGCGCACCCAGGCGCACCCAGCGCCAGCCAGCGCACCCCACGCCAGCCAGCGCACCCAGCGCACCCCACGCCAGCCAGCGCACCCAGCGCCGACCACCGCACCCAGCGCCGACCACCGCACCCAGCGCCGACCACCGCACCCAGCGCCGACCACCGCACCCAGCGCCGACCACCGCACCCAGCGCCGACCACCGCACCCAGCGCCGACCACCGCACCCAGCGCC